GGAGTAATTTTTTTAGTAAGTAACATTAAACGATATGAAGGTTAAGATGATGAAGACCGAGACCATGTTGCTTTTGGCTCTGCTCGTTGCCGTGGGTTATTTTATGTGGGCGAACAACGGCGCTATTCGCCGTGCCCTCGGGATGGCTCCCAAGGAGGGTATGTACAGCTGGAGCTACATCAACGGGAAGGAGGGCTACGAGGGTGCCAACGTGGATGCTTCCATGCCCGCCCCGGTGAACGGCGGCTCTCTGTCCATTCCCGCGGCGGCTGCCAACGGGATGGGGGTTGCCTCCAGCCTGCTCCCCCGCGATGTGGCGGCTCAGGAGGACTTCGGTGACTTTGCTCCCGATGACATCCTCAAGGGTCAGAACTACCTGAACCCCCGCGCCCTCATCGGCTACCCCGAGACCGTGGGAGGAAATCTCCGGAATGCCAACCAGCAGATCCGTTCGGAGCCCCCGAACCCGCGCGACCCCGTCACGATCTTCAACACCTCCACGATCGTGCCGGACCAGATGCGCCCCGCTTTCGAGCTTGGTCAGGGTACCGCTTAGATTGATCTAGATTAATAGATAATTGTAAACATTCAGGGAAACAACTCTGACTGTTTATGAATTAAAGAAATTACGATATTGCTACCAAAACGATGTCTGACGGAATGCCGATTAGCGATCAGTTCAAGGAGGCGATTGCCGAACTCGAGGGAATCAAGACTCAGCTCAATGAGGCACAGAAGGCTATCAAGGTGCTAAAGGACCGCGAGTCCAGTTTGAAGACCTTCATCGGTGGATACATGAAGGCTCAGAAGATTGATGACGTCCAGACGCGTGGCGGAACCAAGGTCACCCAGAAGACGTCGGTTAAGAAGCCCGCGATCACTAAGAAAATACTAATGGATGAACTACCAAATTACATTGAGGGAGGTCAGGAACGTCTCAATCAGATCATAAAGGAGATTGAGGATAAGTTAGAGCCCAAGGAGACATCAAGCCTTCAACTCAAGTTAAAGAAGAAATCTGAAGAGTAAGTAGTAACCAAAGATGGTGGGATCTAATCTTCTTGACTACACTCCAATTGCTTCCTCTGAGCCTCAGGTGATTGAGGACTATACCGTTGACGAGGAAGAGGAAGGCTTTGTGGATCCAAATGAATATGAGTATGAAGATTGGATAGCCTATTACAGTGATGAGTTGTGGAATAACTGGGAGTTATACAGAGAGAGGTGTTATGATAATATGACACCAGTAGCGCTTACGTTTTCCGAGTTTTGTAAAAATGAATACTATTGTTAGATTAAATGTTGGCAATCAATAGATATGATGCGACTGCCAGACGTGACAAGTACAAAGGTCATTGTTCCAACCGTCCTCTTCGCCTTCCTGTCACCCGCCGTCACGGGCATGGGTGGGCTGGTGGATCGACTGGGAATGACCTCTGTGTTCGGTATCCTGTATATAATCATTCTGCGTGGGGCGATGAAGTACGTGGTTCGGCCAAGCGAGGTCTATCTCGCATCCGGAATGTACTTTCTTCTGAGCGGAATGACAACAGACCAGACAATGATCGTGAGGAACACTTTTCTCTACTGGATTTTATTCGCGGTTATTCGCTCACAAAGTCCTCTCGAGTTCTAAAAAGGATGAAGTATCTCGTCGTGGGTCCCGGTGCCATGGGATTCTATGCTATCCTAGGAACAGTTTATGCACTGAACAATTATGATAAAACTAAAGATCTCGAAGCCGTCGCTGGATCATCTGCAGGATCCATCGTGGCATTTGGATGTCTGGTCGCCAAGTGGGACATCATCAGACTTTTTAGAATCATCCGAGAGGCTGCTGATGTAAATCAATTGATGCGACTGAATCTAAAGTCCCTTTTGAACAACTATGGTTTGGTACCGGCAACCAGGTGGAAGGAGGTATTTACAAAAATATGTATGGAATTGTCTGGAAAGGAAGATTTCACATTTCAGGAACTCAAGGAATGGTGCGGGCTGGACTTTTACGTGTCGGCGTACAACATCACGTTACAGAAGAGTTGTTACTTTTCCCACCACACCCACCCTGACATGTCGGTCTCCCACGCGGTCTGCATGAGCATCAGCATTCCATTTTTGTTCGAGTCCGTGGTCTATCAGGGTCACCGGTATGTAGATCTAGCGGCATTTGAAACGTGTCCACTGACGCCTTTCATGGGAAAGGACATGGAAGAACTTGTCTCAATCGAACTGGATCCTGAACCCTCGATGGAGAAGCCACCCCACATAGGGTCGTTTGTCGATTTCATACAACACTTTATCACTTCGATTATGAGAAATAGAGTGGTCTATGAAAAGCCTACCATCTACATCAAGATGAAAGAAGGCGAGGCGTTTAATTTTTCTATGGACGACGACAAGAAAACAGAACTATTCTATCATGGCTATCTCACCGGAAAGCGGTTTCTCAAGATAGAGCACGAAGAATGTCCCTCAGAACCAGAGCAGCAACACCTGCCATGAAGAGGACCACCATGTAACCCAACTCCGAATCCATCACACCTTCAACTTCATAGAACTCCACCCTGTCAGTGGGAAAAATTCTATCAGCAGCCTTCTCGGGAGCCGGCGGCGCCTTGACCGTTTCCCGAGGAAGCCCTCCGTAGGCATCCTCAATGGAACAATAGCCTACCATTATTTAGTATCAACTAGGAAATTATTTACAATTCAAGTGTCGTTTTTCCTTTCTTGCCACGCTTCTTCTTGGGGGCAGAAACTTCCACGTCCTTGACAGACTCACCATTCACACTCACGATGTCCGAAATGTCATCCTCAATGTTGCCGTCGCTTGACGGTCCTGCCGGTGCGCGAACTTCCTCCACGTCACGGGTCGTGGTGGACTGAGGATTCATGAAATTGGACATCAGCGACGAGAGATCCATGCTCGGTCCCTGAACCTCCCTTCGGGCGATGGGCGGCGGTGGACGAGGATCCACGTTCCTTGTTTGGGCAGTCTTGGCGGTGTTTGCCACGGCAGACATCATGTTCTTGATGAGGTCGGGATTCTGCTTGATCACATCGTTCATCTGGGGCATCGCAGACTTAAACATAGAGTGGGTCAGATGGAACATCGTGGCGGAACCACCGAGCATCATCATCAACTTCAGTTCGGGTGCCATCTTCGCCTTTCCTCGGTATTTGACGTAAAGTTCCTCGAATACATCATCATAGTCATCGACTCCATCCATCACTGATTCGGACCACCCATCCAAATGGATATCCAGGGGATTGTAGCGCTTATTCAGAAACTCGATTCCGGTCACACAGGCAATGAGCATGCGCCTCTGCATCTTGACGGATTGATCCACCTCGATCGAATAGGACATCCGCTTGACCTCACCGCGGATGTCGTGGATCGACGAATGCATGTTCAGACGCTCAATGGATCGAATTCCCTTCTTCTCCAGGCGGGTGATCTTATTCAAAAGGTCAGCCTTCTCATCGTCGATGGACTTGTATCCAGGAGAAGGTGCATCCTCGTCATAAACCTCTCCTCCTCCATAGTCATCACCGAAACCCTCACCATGATCTTCAGGCTCTTCCTGTGGCGGCGGAGGACGTGCCGAAGGCGTCTGCTTCCCGTGATTGGCAAATGCCATGAATGAAGACGCAGGTGCCTCAACAGGGCGGTCATTCATACTCGGGTTGTTCGTTCGCTTGCGCTTCGTGGCATCCAGGACGACGCCGTTGAAAAGATCCTGTTCATCATTGTCCAGGTCGACCATGATCTCGCTATTATTATCAAGTTCAATCTCGAAATCCTCCATGTCTTCTGGTGTCAGTCTATAAACTTATCATCAAGTCTTTAACGCAGAAAAAAATCAAATGTTCTAGTAAAGAAGTATGATCAGTAGTCAGTTTGCCCTCGTGCTCGTGATTGCCATCGTGGTGCTCATGTACGTCAAGTGCTTCATGGGTATGAAGAAGAGTGGGTACAGGTTGTCCCCGGAGCCGGTGGAGGTTGAGCCCATGATCAGCGGCGATGCCATCACCAAGCTTCCTTACAAGCTGGACTGTGTGCCCGGCCCAGGCAAGGATGCCGCCTACTACACCAAGGACCTGACCCCGGGTGGGTTCTGTGGTGACCAGGCACTTGTTCGTGAATCCATGTCCTACAAGATCCTCAGTGGTGTCGGGGGATCTCTCCTTGAGAAGTAAATTAAAGAGAAGAAAACAAAGGTAAGTACGAAAAACAATGTCTACTGAGGATGTGATGAAGGAGCTTACTGAGATGCGCAAGGAGATCAAGAGTCTCACCAAGTTGGTTCGCAAGATCGCCAAGGTTCAGGATGACCCCGATGGGTCCAAGGCCAAGGAGCGTGCTGCCAACACCGGGTTCAACAAGCCCAGCAAGGTCACCAAGGACCTGACTGACTTCATGGGTCTCGCCGAGGGCACCGAGGTGTCCCGCACGGATGTGACCCGTTTCGTTAAGCAGTATGTCAAGGACAAGGGTCTGTCCCACCCAGAGGATGGACGAAAGATTATTCAGGATGAGCCTCTGAAGAAGCTCCTGCAAACACCTCAAGGAGAGACTCTCTCTTATATGACCTTGCAGAAGCACATCTCCAAGCACTTCATCAAGGCTTAAACAAAAAACGCACCCTAATTTTAGAAAATGATATCCGCTCAGGAGGTTGAGGCCATCATCGGTACGAACATCAAAAACATCGATGTGTATCGCAAGGCTTTCAAGCATAAATCTTCTGTTCAACACGATGGCGTCGAAGGTTCCTATGAAACGTTGGAATTTATGGGCGACTCCGTGTTGGGCTTTATTGTCACCAAGTACTTGTTCGATAGGTACGAGAATCTGCAGGAGAGATTTCTAACTCGTGCGAGA